CCGGGCCGTGTGGCATGGGCAGCTTGGGGTGGTGATGCTGGACAAACTTGGTCGAATAGCAAGGCCGATAGAATTAAAGAACTACAAGACAGAAGCGCTATGGAAATGAAGCGCCCCTATCCGAACGAACACGCTGCACGATTGAAAGATCCGGCGCAGTACGATTCGCTGCGTCGCGTCAACGATGAAGGCGGTACCGGCGTGGATTTCATCTATGGCATCAAGGAAGGCGAGAGTGAATTGCAGGCCATCCGGTTTCGCAGTTCTGTGTTTACGGCAGCCGAGGCACGAGCATGGCTTGCCGATCATGACTTTGAAGCGATCGAATTTGAGGAAGCCACGGGTGACGGCGAAGGTCGCAGCCTGACCGGCAAATACCAACGCGCTGAAATGACCACCTTCGACGAGGTGGAGGATCGGACCTATGAGTTCCCTTTCAGTTCTGAGTTTCCGGTTGCCCGCTACTTCGGCAATGAGATCCTGAGCCATGACGAAAAGGCAGCCGACCTGAGCCGTCTGAATGATGGCGCCCCGCTGCTGTTTAATCACAACCCAGACCGTGTGATCGGCGTGGTTGAGGGTGCGAGGATTGATAGCAAAGGACGGCGCGGCTATGCGCGGGTGCGGTTCAGCCGCAACCCGTTTGCTCAGGAAGTCTTGAGCGATGTGAAGGACGGCGTTCTCCGGAATGTTTCCTTCGGCTACTCCATCGACAAAATGGAGGAGCGCGGCAGTGGCGACTTTGTTGCTACTGCCTGGGCACCTTACGAGGTGTCGATCGTCAGCGTTCCCGCTGACAAAACTGTGGGCATTGGCCGTGCGTTGACGCCCACAGAACCTGCTGCTTCGGCAGCACCATCCCCTGATCCCCTTCCTTCAATGGAATCCACCACCCCTGATCTGGCCGTGGTGCGGGCCGAAGCCGCCAAGGCTGAGCGCTCCCGCATTGCTGAGATCTCTGCCCTGTGCGACAAGCACAACATGGGCGAGATGGGCCGCCAGCTGGTCGAGTCTGGTCGTTCAATCGACGAGGCCCGGGCTGCTGTTCTAGACAAAATGAACATCCCACAGGAGCCTGTCACTATGAGCGCTGCCGAAATCGGCCTTAGCGAAAAGGAAAGCCGCAGCTTTTCTTTCTTGCGCGCCATCAACTATCTGTCCAACCCAACCGATCGCGCCGCCCGTGAGGCTGCTGCTTTCGAGATCGAGGCATCTGACGCCGCTGCTTCCAAGCTGGGCCGTCAAAGCCGTGGCATCACCATCCCTCAGGAAGTGCTTCGTCGCGACCTGAACGTTGGCGCTGCTACCGCCGGTGGCAACCTCGTCGAGACAATGCTCGACTCTGGTAGCTTCATCGATCTGCTTCGCAATGCTTCTGCCCTGGATCAAGCTGGCGCCACCGTGCTGACCGGCCTGACTGGCAACGTTGCAATCCCCCGCCAGAGTGGTGCCGCCACCGCTTACTGGGTGGCTGAGTCCGGCTCTCCCACTGAGTCGCAGCAGACCGTTGATCAGGTCAGCCTGGTGCCCCGCACCGTGGCTGCTTATACCGACTTCAGCCGTCGCCTGATGATCCAGTCCTCCATCGACGTGGAGAACATGGTCCGCAATGACCTGGCTCAAGTGATCGCTCTCAAGATCGACGCTGCTGGTCTTTACGGCACTGGCGCCAGCAATGAGCCCCTGGGTCTGAAGAACACCACCGGCATCGGCACTGAAGACTTCGCCGCTGATGCTCCTACCTTCGCTGAGGTGGTGGCACTCGAGAGCGACGTGGCAACTGCCAATGCTCTGCTGGGCAGCCCCGTCTACCTGATGAACGCCGCCATGCGTGGCAACCTGAAGACCACGAAGAAGGACGCCGGCTCTGGCATCTTCATCATGGAGAACGGCGAGGTCAACGGTTACCGTGGCGTGCTGTCCAACCAAGTGGCATCCAACGATCTCTGGTTCGGTAACTTCGCCGACCTGATCATTGGTTACTTCTCAGGTCTCGACCTGATGGTTGACCCCTACACCCACAGCACCAGCGGCACTGTGCGCGTCATCGCGATGCAGGATTGCGACATCGCAATTCGTCATCCTGAGTCCTTCAGCCGCGGCAACAACACCCTCTGATGTTGATCCAGGTCCTACGGCAAACAATGCTTGCGGGCTCGGTGGTTCGTGTTGGGGATGTCGTTGAGGCGTCCCCTTCCGATGCCAAACTTTTGCTCGGCATTGGCAAAGCAATTCAAGCTGCCGCACAAGTGGCTGATGCGGTTGAGACTATTGCTCAACCTTCACGCAAACCTTCAACCCCTCGACGGAGGGCAAAACCATGACCATCCACAATCTTGGATCGAAGACCACGGTCCTCGGTCTGCTCCGCAACGACGTGGTGACTGCTACAGGCACCGGCTCTGCTGTTGACCTGCAGGGTTACGAGGGCGACATGGCTGTGCTGTTGGACGCCGAAGCCGGCGGTGCCAGCATCACCTATGCCGTGAAGCTGACCGAATCCGACACTTCCGGCGGTTCTTACACCGACGTAACTGGCGGCGCTTTCACCACTACTACTGCTAACACTGCATCGCTGCAGAAGATCTACGTCAACGTGACTTCTTTGAAGCGTTTTGTGAAGATCTCCACCACGGTTGCAGGCGGCACTGGTGCTGGTGCTGTCGCAGTGCTGGGCCTTGCTTCGGCGAAGTACGGCTAATGGCGATCACGGAAGATCTGGACATCTTCCTGGCAGACTTCGGCGTCAGCTGCACAGCTGGCGCCGTTACTGCTAATGGGATTCTGGATATGCCAAGCCAGATTTTGAGCGATGGCATGGTGCTTAGCACTGACTACACCCTGACCGCACGGGCTTCAAACTTCGGCAGCTTGATCCGTGGCAACTCGATCACGGTCGATAGCGTGGCCTACACGGTCCGCGAAACCATGTTTATCGACGACGGCAAGTTTGTTCAGATCGCACTTCAAAAGACATGAGCGGCCCTTTCAAAAGCAACACACGCAGCCAATGGGCGACAGTCAATCCAGTGCTGTTGGCTGGTGAGCCTGGCCTTGAAAGCGACACCGAGAATCTGAAGATCGGCGACGGCAAGACGGTATGGTCTGGCCTTCCCTACTTTGGCAACCCTGGATATTGGGGCTCGTTCTGGGATGGCACGTCGCAGGTGGCGGCGCTTGCCAACACGGCTTATGCAATCAAGCTGCGTCAGGTTGATACAGCAAGCCGTGGCACCAAGATCATCTCAGACACGCGCCTGACGATTGACCATCCGGGGATCTATAGCATCACGTTCTCGATCCAGTTCAGCAATACGGATAACTCGATTCACGACATTAACGTTTGGTTGCGCAAGAACGGCGTTGACGTGCCCGCCAGTGACAGCCGGTTCAGCATCATTGCCCGGCATGGCAGCGTGGATGGGAATGTGATCGGCTGCGTCAACTTTGTACTTAGTGTGACAACTAACGACTACCTGGAGCTGATTTGGGCAACCAGCAACGTTGCGGCTTACATTCACGCTGAGGCAGCCCAGACCAGTCCCTTCGCTCACCCGAGCGTGCCCGGCATCATCTGCACTGTCGTCCAAGCCGCATCTGCTTAAGTCATGGCAACCAAACGCGAGACCATCCTGGCAGCGATCCGTACGGCGCTGATTGGCACCACAGGCGTCAGCACGCGTATCTATCGCAGCAGGGTCGAACCATTGGCCAGGGGCGAATTGCCTGCCATTGTGGTCGAACCTGTCAGCGACAACGCCGAGCAGAACACTAGCCTGCCGACCTTGGACTGGACCCTGACCGTTCGCATCTCGGTCATTGTTCGCGGCGACATCCCCGACCAAGTGGCTGACGCAACAGTGCAAAGCCTGCACGCAAAGGTCATGGCTGATCTAACACTGGGCGGCAATGCCTATGACGTGCAGCCAGTTTCCGTTTCGTTTGATTTGGTTGAAGCCGATCAGCCTAGCGGTGTGATCAGTTGCGACTACGCTGTGAGATATCGGACCCGTGTGGCCGATCTATCCCTAAGCCCTTAGCAGCTACGATAATGGATGAATACAAAGGCCAGGGCGGCAGCTATCTGGTCGATCTCAAAACCGGCAAGCGAAAGCTCGTCGAGCGGACCCAGCCGGCCCCTCATCCAACCTTCGAGGTAGCCTCAAATGGCATCAGTTCTGACTCGTCGACGCCTGATCCTGGCGAAGATTGAAACCACTTACGGCACGGATTCAACTCCGAGCGGCAGCAGCAATGCTGTTTTGGTCCGCAACCTTGAGATCCAACCGCTGGTTGCCGATACGGTGAACCGCGATTTGGTTCGGCCGTACATGGGCCAAGCTGATCAATTGCTGGCGAACACACGGGTCGAGGTTACTTTCGAGGTTGAGCTGGCTGGCTCTGGTACTGCTGGCACGGCACCCGCGTATGGTCCGGTGCTGCGCAGCTGCGGCCTGAGCGAGACGCTGGTGACCAGCACCAGTGCCACCTATGCGCCCGAGAGCAGCGGCTTTGAGAGCTGCACCATCCATTACCACCAAGACGGGATTCGCCACAAGCTGACGGGCTGCCGCGGCACGTTTGAACTTTCCGCCGAAGTGGGTGCGATCCCTTCGATCGCATTCACGATGACCGGGATCTACAACGCTCCCACAGACGAGACGCTGCCCACCCCAACATATGCCAACCAGGCAACACCGTTGCTGTTTAAGGAAGGCAATACCACTAGCTTCTCGGTGTTCTCCTACAGCGGTTGCCTGCAGTCCTACAACTTCTCGATGGCAAACGATGTGATCTATCGCGAGCTGGTGGGTTGCTCGAAGGAGATCCTGATTACCAACCGAGCCCCAAGCGGCACGGTCGTCATCGAGGCGCCGACCATTACGGCGAAGGACTTCTTCGCGATTGCCACTGGTAGCAGCACTGGTAGCATCACCTTCCAACACGGCACCACTGCCGGCAACAGGTGCACGGTGACCACCGCGCAGTCTGATCTGGGTAATCTGACCTACAGCGATCAGGATGGCGTGCAGATGCTTAATATGCCTTTCATTGCCGTGCCGACCAGCTCAGGCAATGATGAGCTGTCCCTTGCTTACACCTAAATCACGTGGCATTTGTTCTCAAGCAGTCTGACTCCTACACTTGGCCGGTCACCTTCGACATCCCAGTCGATGGCGGCCGGCATGAACGGCAGACATTTGACGGCGAGTTCAAGCGGCTGCCGCAGAGCAAACTTGCCCCGATGGTTGCCGAGCTGCAAAAGCTCGAGGATTTAGGTGAGTTGGA